TGGCCTTGTTGTACTCAGCGCCGAATTTGAAGTCGCTGACGTAGGCCTGGAAGGTGAAGGTCGAGCCATCGGTGGTGGTGATCTTCCAGTAGTTCAGCGCGGCCGATCCGCTGGTGGCAATGTTTGAGAGCAGCCCCTGCGTGGGCACGTCGTTGGGGTTCAGCACGCCGTCAAAGCTGACGTCGGAGCCATCGACCGTGGTCTTCATCCACTCTTTAAAAATTGAGGGCGAGTCGAGGTTGGTGATCTCGTCGAAGTCGGCCTTCAGGCCATTGAAGTTGAACTTCTTCAACTGCCCCAGGTTGGTGTAGCTGGCGCCGGCCGTGCCGCCGTTGGCCAGGTGCGAGCCGTAGCCGGGATAGGCCACGGTGGTGCCGAAGATGGGGAAGAGCAGGAAGAGCGCAGCCAGCCACTTGAGAACGATGGCAAAGCCCACTTTCAGGAAGCCCAGCCCCACAGCCTTGAGTTTGAGCGCGGCGAGGGCCAGTGCGGCGGTGAGCAGCAGCCCCAGCGGGTGCAGCACGAGAGCAAGAACGACAAAGAACGTTGCGATAAACATCGGGTTGTCTCCTGAGTGAAGTTGCGAAAAGAAGTTGCGAAAAAGTTTTAAGGCTCAAGCGCGATGAGGGTGGTGCCCGTGAGCGTGGTCAAAAGAGTCACGGGCAGGCTGATGGAAGACGGGCAGGTCGATATGCCGGTGCCGTCTGTGCCGTAACGGATGCTGTTTTTGTTCATCGCGAGAAGTCCGTTGGTGGAGGCGCCATCGGTGATCATGAGGGCGGCGGTGCCTCCGCTCTGCACATGCCCCACCCAATATTGCGTGCCGGCCGTAAGCGTGTATTGCGTGGCGGAGGCGGATTGCGCGCCCGTGCCATTGACCGCGGTGTTCGCCGACCAGAGCAGGGAAGAGCCGGCGGCGTTCCAGATGCAAAAGTACATCGTCGAAGTGGTGCCGGCGCTGCTGACGCTGACGGTGGCGTGGCCCACAGGAAACGACTGCGGCGCCGTGAACTGGCGAACGTAAAGCACGCCATTCGCCGGCGTGGCCGTGGCGGTGGTAGTAGGCGAACTCGATGGGCGCGCCGGTGGTGTAAAACCCGCCCACGCCCACGGTGGAGCTGGAAACGGGCAGATCGGCCGCCACCAGCGCGCGGAAGCTGTGCGCGGCGGCGCTGCCGGAGGTGGGCCCGCCATCGAAGGTGTTGGCCGCCGCGGTGGCCGAGCCGGTGCCTCCGTTGGCCACGGGAAGCACGTTGATCACCTGCGTGGTCAGGTCCACCTGCGTGACGGCCGCCATGGCCACCACGCAAAGCACCAGGACCAGCAGAGTGAGCGCCGCTGTCTTTCTGGGAATCATTTTTTGTTTTTTTGTTTTGCCGAAAGCCGAAAGCTGATGGCCGACAGCTTCGTTTTTAGTACCAGAGGCAGTTAAGCTTGGCGCCGCTGGCCGGAGCGGTGAGATAGGTGATGGTGGCTCCGGAGATGGTGTAGTCATTGCCTGCGCCCTGCTGCTGCTGAATGCCGTTGAGGAAGCAGTTCACGTTGCTGGCGGCCGCGGGCGTGGGCGAGAGCGTAAACGTGGTGTTCGAGCCGTTGATGGATCCAGAAGGCGCGCGCCGAAGAAGCACAGCGCGAAGGTGATGCCGAGAACGGCCGCGAGAACGATGTCTTTCATTGGATGGATGCCCCTTTGTCGAAATTGAATTACTGGAAGAGCTGCAAGCTGTCGCCGCTGCCGGGAGCGGTGGCGAAGGTGATGGTGACTCCGGAAACGGTGTAGTCGCCGCCCGCACGCTGCGCCTGGATTTCTCCATTGCGGGCGAGGATGGCGCTGGCGCTGACCGCCACCGGCGCGGTGAATACGCGGTTTCCGCCGCCGGGCGCGGGCGTGAGTTGATAGAGCGTCACGCTGCCACCGGGGGCCGGGCCGGGGATGCCGGTTTCGGTATAGAACGCGCGCAGCCGCAGAATGCTGCGGTAGAGATAGCTGGAGTCGCCTTCTTCATAGCCCGCGTCGAACTCTTCCACCACTGCCACAAACTGAATCTGCGTGCCCTCCGCCATGGTGTCGGCATAGTTGGCGAGCACGGTGCGAACCGCGGTGGTGATGCCTTGCGCGGTGATCGCGTCGTTGGCGTAAGCGTCGAATTGGATCTCCCCATCGATGAGGGCGCTGACGCCATCCAGGGTTTGCCCCGCCGGCAGCGTGTTGACCTTGTGCAGCACCAGGAAGGGAACCGGGGGCTGCTTGGGCGCGGCGCTGAAATAAATAGCCGGGCCGCCATCGCCGGCGGTGCCGAGGAGCGCAGTGACGCTCGAAAGCGACGCCAGGTATTGATAAAGGCCGGGAAGCAGCATGGCATGGGGTTTTCTAGTTTTATGTTTTCTTGTTTTTTACGGCAGCCACTCGCAATAGCTGCCGGGCTCGATCACGGCGGCATCGGCCACGGCTCCGGTTTCCACATAGAGCGTGACGGTGAAGGGGCTGGAAAGGCCCTTCACCAGAAAATCAATTTCAAAGCGGTAGGGCGTGTTGATGGCTCCGGGCGCAGTGGCAGCGGTGACGGCCGTGACGGTGCTGGTGGCCCAGACGGTGTAGGAGGGCGCGGCGGCCGGAGCGGCGGATCCGTTCCAGATGGCGGCGTTCACCCAGGCGTCAGTGGTGGCGACGCCAGTGCCCATGCCGAAGGTGACGGTGCTAACGCCGGTCGCCTGCTCCCAGATGCCCACGCAGCGGCCCCGCGCGGTTTGCGCCGAGGGCGTGGCCGGCAGCGCCAGGCCGGTGGTGGTGAAGGTGGTGGTGCTCACGCTGGTGGCCGTGACCAGCGAGACACCGTTCACGCCATAAAGCACTTCCGTGCCGATGAGCGTGGTGCCGTTGTCGGTCAGCGAGCTGGCGATGCCCTGGTTGGCGCTGGAGCTGCCCGACTTGAGAAGCACGTTTTGCGTGACCTGGCTGGGCGCGGTGATGGCGGCGCCGGGCCCGCCGTTGCAAGCCCCCGCGGACGTTGCGCCGCTGTCGTAAACCACCACGGAGTTGGCCGCGTTCCAGTGGCCTTTGACGGTACAGACGGCCAGGTTGGCCACGCTGGTGAGCGTGCCAAAGCCGTTGGTATAAGCCGCGTTCCAGGAGATGGTCGAGGTGCTGCCCGAATTGTTGGTCAGCTCGAAGCTGACTTCCTCGTTATCCACGCAGCCGGTGGGCGCGCCCAGCGTAAGCGTGGCGTTGGTCACACTCTCGCGGTGCATCAGGCCCGCGGTGCAGTCGACGGTGGTCTGGTTCGCGCTCATGGCATCGGGCACGTTGCCAAAGCCGCCGTTAAAGCTGCCGGCCGCGGCCTTGTACATGCCGTTGCCCAGCACGAAATCGGAGCGCGTGCCTTTGTCGACGTAGACCAAATCGCCATTGGCGGTGGGCGGCACGCCGTTCGGAAAGAGCACGTCGTTTGAAGTGCAATTCGCGCCGTTGTACCAGTCCTGGTTGATGCGGGAGAATTGCCCGCCGATGTGTTGCGAGCCGGTGCAGCGGCCGAGGTTCGAACCGAGAAAGGAATCGAGGCGCAGGCCCACGCCCATGGCAGCCTGCTGGTTGATCGCCGCCTCGCCGACGTTCATGGCGATGTTTTCATATTTGGGCGAGAGCACCTGCGCGCCGGGGTGGTCGTAGCTGAAAAACCAACCCGTCGCAAAGTCGCGGCACTCAGGCTTGAAGTATTGCCCGTTGCCGGGAGCGGCCGGCGAGTTGGGATTGTTCGATTCCCAGATGCAGAATGAAGGCCCCTGCGAGGTTTGATTGATGGCCTGGCTGCCGCTGAAGGCTCCGCCCTGGAATTGCGGGTTGGAAACGTTATCGAGCATGCGCACGCCATTGCGGCAGCCGGCGCCCTGGGGATTTTCCACCCAGAAGATTTGCGCGCTGTCGGCGGCATAGCAGTCGCCATCGGAAAAGTTTTCGGCCTGGGTGTCGCGCAGCGTGAAGTGGTCGCTATTCACACCCACGGAGCTTCCGCCATCGAGAAAGAAGCCGCCGGGCGATTGACCGATCAGGTCGCCCACGGCCAGGTTGCGCGCGCCGCCGCCTTCGACATTCTTCCAGCGCGCGGCCCAATCGCGGGAGAACACCACAATTTCGGACGGAGGCTGCGGACCCGTCCAGCCGCGGGCATAGGTAGTGGCGGCGGTGCCGGGAATCACGGTGCCCAGGGCCTGCGCGCCGGCGTTGCCGCTAGTGCCTTCCCCCGCGCCCAAGAGGTACACATTGTTTTGCGCGATGAGGGCGCCGCCGTTAAAGAAGTAGCGCCCGGTGGGCACAGGGGTGCCGGTGGTGCCATCGACGGGCGGAAAGTAAATGGAGCAGCCGGGATTCTGCTTGATGGTGTTGGTACTCGGGCAAGCGGCCAGCGCGCTGGCGAAGGCCGCGGAATTGTCGGTGCCCTCGGCGCCGTTGGTCACGTTGCCGCTGACGGCGTTGGGAATCACATCGGCAATGCCCACGCTGGTGGTGGAGGTAAACGACGTGATGGTGGAAAGCCACTCCGCCACATAGGGCGGATACATGCCCAGCAGATACGACGGCGCCACAGTGAGGGCGACGGTGGCGGAGGAGTCGCAAATGTTGAGCGTGGCATGAATGCCGGTCGAGGCGGAGCAGATGCTGGAAGGCTGCAGCATTTCTCCGCCAAACTGATACGTAAAGGTGCCTTGCGCGCTGGCGCCGCCCCCGGAGAGCGTGCCCGTGGGCACGGCCGTGGGCAGCGCAGTGTAGTAGCCGGGGTTCAGGATCTGCACGCCGGTGAGCGTGCCATGCGTGGTATCGCCGGCAGTGCCGCTCGATGTAATGAGCGGCGCGGCCACCAGGCCGTTGACGCCGCCGCCGCTCGAAGCGATCGTCGGCAGGCCGCAGGAGCTGCCGTTGTTGGTGATGGTGATTTTCGAAACGGAAATATTGGGCGAGGTGCCGGTGGTGGCAAGCGTGGCCGTGACGCCGGAGCAGCTATCGCCACTGATGGTGATGCTGGTCGGGGCCACCGTACACGCGCCCGCGTTAGTGATGTTCGCCCAGGCGACATAGCCGCCGGTGGCGCCGAGGCCACCGACCGTAACGGTGGCCGTGGGCGTGGTGGAGCAGGTGCCGCCATTGAAGGTGAGCTGCGGCGTGGTATAGCCCGTGCCCGCGCCGGTGATGACGGTGCCGCTCACAAACGTGGGGTCGATGACATAGACGCGGTAGCCTTGCGTGCCGGTGGGGCTATTGCCGTTCGAGCCTGGCGTGGGCGCGGCGGCCGTGGTGACTTTCTGGTTGGCGGTGACGGTGATGCAGCTTTCCGGGCTGGGCAGCGATTCTCCGTTGAGAATGGTGCCATTGTCGTAAGTGATGGTTTCGACAAAGCAGAGAAAGTTCGCAAGCTGGGAGCCGCCGCTGGCCGCGGTGAGTGCGGGCATGGCCGCGGGCGCCACCAGAAATGGCGAGATATTTATTGACGCTGCCGGTGCAGCCAGTGCCGCCGGTGCAATCGCCGGCGGCAAACTTGGTGGTGGAGCTGCCGGCCACGGTGATGGTGGTGGGGCTGCCGCTCGCGCCCATGCTGGCGAAGGCCTGGGCATCGCCACGGCCGCCATAGGCGACGATATCGAGCCAGGGATCCGGACCGGTGTGATAGAAGTCGCCCGGCGGCGTGATGAAGGTTCCCCCCAGGCCACGAGTGGAGCTGGTGGCGGGCGGCTGCTGCGCCGCGGCCAGCGCGCCCAACGCGAGAACGAGCAGCGAAGACGCAAGTAATTTTCGGATCATATTTAAGACACCACCCATGTTTTTTCCTTCCCGCTGCCTTAGTTTCCGCTGACTGCCACCGATGCGCCGGTGGCGCTGGCGATCACATAGGCGAGGTTGGTGTTTGAAGCCTGGTAACAAATGGAGTCGCCGGCGGCGAGCGGATAGCCGGTGGACGTGGTGACGCCGCTGGGCCCCACATAAACGGTGATGGAGTTGGTGGGCAGGGCCTTCACGCAAAAACCATGCACGGTATTGGTGGCCAGCACCACTGCGGATGCGGTGACCGCCTGCTGGAAGGCGACGACGGAAGAGAAACCAGCGGGCTGGGTGAGCCAGGGCGTGGTGTTTTGCGTGTTGCCGGGCTGCACCGTCCAGGTTCCGTTTTGCGAGACCGGTTGCGAGCTGGGGAAGTTCTGCACGTTGACGTTGCTGGAGGTGCCGCCGCCGCCGGCCGCGGGATTATCGGTATAGCCGAAGAGCACCACGGTGACGCTGCCGGTGCCGGTGATGGTGGGCGTGAGGCGCGCTTGAATGGTGGGCGTGGTGGAGTTGGTGGTGATATACATGCCCGCCGAAGCGCAGGAGCCGATGGTGGCGGCCGCAAGAATTCCTCCCGTGGAAAATGTTCCGGGGGTGGAGGAGGAATCGAGCGAGAGCGAGCAGGCGCTGACGGTGCCGCTGGGCACGAAGATGACGCGCCAGTAAGTAAGGCCGCTGACGTTGAAGCCGGCGGTGGAGCTGGAATTGGCGGTGAAGGTCACGCTCAGGCCGAGCTGCCACGGAGTGCCCGGAGTCTGCGAGACCTGCTGCTGGCCATAACCGACCGGCACCAGGCAGAGCAGGAAAAACAGGAGCAAGCCCAGCAGGGTGATCACGTTTTTATTCTTCATAGCGTCCTCGTTCTCTAGTTGGAGCCGCCGGCGTTCTGGCCCATTTCAAAACACAAAATCTTGAGCTGCCACTTCTGCTCGTCGGGATCGTCGATGGTGACGATCTGAAACGTGCGGGTGACGCCGCCGTCGATGTACTGGATCTGCATGTTTTCCTGAATGCCCAGGCGGTAGTTGATGACCACCAGGTGCGTAACCTTCTGCGCGATCTGCTGCGGCTTGTCGAGCTCGATGCCGGCGAGGGCGTAGATGGCCGCCCAGCAACTGAAGGCCGCGGTGTAGCCGGTGCCGCCGGTGCCGTCACTGGCGCGCGCCGCGGGCGAAGCGAAGGTGACCTGGCGATTCATTTCGCCAGGGCCAGCCATGCGGCCGCCCAAGGGCACGCGCGAACTGAGGCCACGCAGCATAAAAGTCAGAAGTTCAAAGTAAAAACAGATCCCTCGCGAAAAGCCGCCGTCAGTTGGTTTGGAGTACCGCGTATTTGACGGCGACGTTCGAGCAGGTCATGGAAATCGACGTGCCCGAAACCCAGCCGGTTTGGTACTTCATTTGAATGGCGGCGATGGTGCCCGCGGTCAACGAGTACGCGGTCAGCGAGGTGTCGCTGCGGCCGAGCGCGTCCGGCACGCTGGTGACGGTGAAGGTGTACGTGCTGCCGCCGCTGTTTTGCACCAGCAACACTTCCCGGCCGGTGGAGACGAAGCTGTTGCCGTTGGTGGTGTCGCAGGCGGTGAAGGTGAGATTCAACTGGCCGGCGGTGACGGCCACGTTGTTCTGCACCAGCGAAATGGTGGTGAGCGCCGTGGGCGTGGCGAAGGCGGAGGTGACAAACATCAGCAACGCGGCTGCGAGGCAGGCGATGCGTTTGAAGATCGATGGTTGATTTTTCATTGGCTGACTTCTCCTTGGAAAGTTTTTTTGAAATCAAGTTCCCGGTTCTCAGTTCTCGGTTAGCCCCTGGTGGGCGAAAGATCGGGCACGCGCCAGCGCCAGAGCAGGCGCTGCAGCGCCGGGTTTTGCGAGATCGATCCCTGCACGTTGTGATCGCGGTTATAGTAGCCATCCCAGATGAGCAGCCGCATGGCCTGGCGCAGCGCGGCGGGGGCGCTTTTGCCGTCATTGCCATAACCCGCGGTGAAGTGGATCTGCACGGCGTTCGGGACATAGAGCACGGGTGGCCAGGTCTGCCCAGGATTCGGGAAAATTCGTGGGGGCGCGCTGATGTTGTCGTAGACAAAATCGCCGGTGTCGGGCGGCGGGCCGTTGTTCGTCCAGGTGATGCCGCCATCGGCGGTGGTGCCGCCCACCGTGACATTCCACGCGGGCTGGGTGGGCCCGGACATCGATGTGTTGCCATCCTGATTTTCGGCCACGCCCGTGACCGTTTGCACTTTTCCGTTCGAGTCTTCAATCTGGTCGCCGAGGAAATATTCATTGAGCGGCATCCAGTTGAAAAGCGAAGGGTAGAGCGAATCGATGTTGCCGGTGATGCTGTCGCTATAGGTGATTTTGGTGACGTTCTGCAGCGGCGAGCGCAGCAGCTTGATCATCTGCGAGTAGTTCCACAGCGTGGTGGAGTAGCGCGGCAGCGAGTAGTAGCTGGGCGGATATGCCATCTGGCTCATCACGGTGTCGACGAAATAGGGAAAGGAATCGAGCGCCTGAATGTAGCCCTTGTTTACGATCGAACGGCCGGTGAAGCCCTCCACTTCCTCGCGCGCGCTCTGGATCAGATCCGCGATGTAGGTGTCATCGTTCGACACCGACAGCTTCAGGAAATTCTTCACGTCCGCGACCAGTAAAGGCTCGGCGGCGGGCGCGACGGCTTCGATGAGGTAGGCCATGAGAAAGAGCTGTCAGCTCTCGGCTGTCAGCTGTCAGCTGGTTAGGAAACCCGGCGTCCACGCGGTTTGGCGGCGGGGGCGGTACGGGCAACGGCATTCTCGTGCATGCCGGCAAGAGCCGCGGATTCCGGAGCGGAAGAGCGCGGCTGCGGAGAAACTTGTTCCGCGGTGCGGCCAAGGATCATGGCACGGGCCGGCGCGGGGGCCATGTCGAGCACCTGGCCGGTGGCACGGATGCGAACGCGAATCATGTTCATAACGGAAACAGCCTTTCAAATTCTTCGGCCAGCCGGTCTTCGCTCAAGGGGGAAATCGAGCGAGAGCTGGAGCGGACAGGAACGGAACTTCAGAAGCGGGCGGCTGCGCGTTATTTGGCGCGCGGCCGCTCCGCCTAAGCCCGGCACAAGAGAGAGAATGCCGGGGATGCGATTAGCTGAGCGTGGTGCCGCCGCCATCGGTGTACCAGACGCCGTTGTAGGCGGTGAGCACGATGCGCGCGCCCACGGTTCCGGGAAAGGTGGCGATGTGCTTGTTGCCATTGATTTTGTTGGCCGGGGTGGTCACGGTGTGAGCGTGGCCGCCGAGGTCGACGATTTCAATGGTCAAGCCGTCATTGCCGCCGGCCGAAGGAGCGCCGGCGACAGGGGCGGCCAGGGTGCAGGCATCCACCCCGGCGGTGTTGATGAGGCTCTTTCCGCTGACGGGCACGACCGAAGACGAGGTAATGGCCGGAAGCGCGCTGAGCGAGCCGCCGCCGCCCTGAATTACGTCCGTGGTGCCGGTGAGAACTTCAAACTGTGCGCGCAGGTTTTCCGCCTGCGCCACGATGGTGTCCTGGTCCGGCGAGCTCGCGGGAATCAGGGGTTGCGGCGAGGCTGCGGTAATTTGGGTCATGAACTTGGTCGAGCCCCAAACCATCAGCAGCATGAATTGATTAACCAATCGGGTGATCATGGAATTTACTCCTGTGTCGGAATTTGAGAAATGGGAAAAGCGTGTTGCGGCCCGAGCCAGGGGGCGGGCAGATTCTCCCGCGCCCGGCTCGGGGCACAGCGCAGCTGACTAGCTGGAGGCCTGCTGCAGGTAGCAGATGGGGTGCGTGCCGGCGTCGAGCAATTGCCCGTCCGCACGGCTGAAGCCGATCAGGGCCAACTGGCCGTAATCGGCAAAACGCTCGCGCAGGGTGATGATGCCGAGCTCCTTCACGCGGCGGATGACGTACTTATCGAGCTGGCCGAAGAGCACGGTGTTGTTGTTCGCGCTCGCAATGGCCGGCACCGGCGTCATGTCGTTGTTGATGAAGAAGGGATAGTCGTTGATGCGGTCCGGCTCTCCGGAGGCCACGGAAGGCTTCCACAGCGGGCGGCCGTACTTGTCAAGCAGCACCTTGATGCGGCGCAGGGTCTGATCGTGGAACATGTAGGCGGCGCCGCGGCGGTACAGCGGATCCACGGTGTGCTCGAGGTTGTCGAGATCCTGCGAGCCGATGGAGGTGCCACCGGTTTCCGCTCCACCATCGTTGGCGGCGGCGCCGGCGGCGATGAGCGGGATGCCATAACCGTTCGAGAAGCCCGCCTGCACGGCAGCCCACGGCGTGGTGCTGGGCGTGCCGCAAGCGGCCACCACAGCCGTGACGATGCCGTTGGGCGCGTTGGTGCCGGTGCCCACGGTGAACTGGTTGTTGTAGATTCGCCCGATGCGGATGGCCAGCTTCTTTTTGAGATAGCTTTCCATGTCGAAGGCGGAATCCTGCATCAGTTCGAGCGACAGCTTGACCATCTTGGAGCTGAACTTCCACGCTCCGAAGAGCACCTGGCCCAGGCTGACGTCTTTCTCGGTGACCTGCTGGCCTTCGCCCACGAGTTCACCCATGATGGTGGTGTCGTTGTCGGTGGGGTAGGGCAGGGGCTGGCCGGTGGCAGTGTCCATGATCTCGCTGGTGAGCAGCATGGGGCCGTAATACTTCAGCGCCTCTTCAACGTCATAGACGAAGCCCTTGGGCACGAAGTAGCCGCCCAGCGACAGGGTGCCGATGCCCATGTCGCGCTTTTCCTGATCGCCGACCTGCGGGCCGCCCAGGAGGAATCCGCGGAACTCTTCCGCCCGGCCGAAGACGATCTCGCGATCTTCCGCCTGGGCGCGCGCGGGATCTCCGGTGGCGACGGCGCACATGTAGCGCTTGAAGGCTCCGAAGAATTTCTCGTTGAGCTGCTCGACGGTCGAGCGCACGTCGGAATGCACATTGTCGAGCGCAAGGTTCTTGAAGGTGAGCTGGCCGTTGCGCTTCAGCACCTGCACGCCATGACGCCGCAAAGCCGCGTCATAGATGCGGATGTGATCGGCGCGCGAGTTGCCGGCGCCGCCGATGGGATCGTTCCCCGGCCGCGTGGTTCCGGCAGTTTCCTGCTCGTAGCGGGCGCCGCGGGCTTCGCGTTCGTTGTCTTCGATGATCTGATCGCGCTCGGCGACCAGGGCGCACAAAGTTCCGGGCGCGGGGTTTTCGGTGGTGTGCCCGTCTCCGCCAAAGTCGATGCGATCGAAGGCTGCGCGAGCTTCTTTCACCTGCTGCGGAGTGGATTTCTTGTTGGCAATCGTTTGACGGAAGCCCTGGGCCTGTTGGTTCAGGACGCCGAGTTCCTGGCGAATCGCGCTCAGTCTGGTCTGGCTCATAATCGTGGTTTCCTTGTTGGTGCGAATTTCGGCCCGCCGGGCGCCACTGGCGCCAGGCTGCTCGTTTTCAGGAACCGCGCTTCGGCTACTACGCCGAGCCGCATCCGGCGCGCGCTTCCCGTTAGAAATGGTTTGGTGAAATGGTTTTTAGGCGATGGTATTCAAGCCGTGCAGCAGCAGGCGCGCGTCGATGACTGCGATGTTCGAACTTCGATCGTCGCCGTCGTTGTCGCCCTTGCCGGTGTGATCGCAGCAAGGATCATCGCAGCCGGGTTCATCGCAATTCTGGCAGTCGCCCACCATGCAGGGGTTGCAATTGCAGGTGCAGTTTTCGCCCCCGCCCACCGGCCCGCGTTTTTCGCCTGCGGCCGCCGCCGATCGCGAATCCATGCAGCGGCAGTTTTTCTCATCGCCGCAGTCGACCATGTGGTCGGCGCAGTTCTCACACTTCTTATCGCGGGCGCAGGCCACGCAGCGGCAGGCGCACTCGGCAGCGTCTTTCTTTTTGCCCCGTTCTTGGCCTTTGCCTTGTTCGATTCGGCTGCGCACTTCCGCCGGCAGCCCGTCGATCGACAAAACCTGCGATCGCATTTCGGCCAGCGCAGCGGAAGAACGCGTGCCCACGCTGGTGCCGGTATAGGCCGGATAGGTGACCGGCCCCACGTCAAACAAATCCACATCTTCGATTTCGCGCGTGCTGATGACCACACCGTCTTTCTTCTCTTCGCGCCAGGTCTGTTTGGTGACGGTGAAGGCGAAGCTGCAGCCATCGAGATCGCCGCGATCGACCGAGGTGCGCACGTCGCGCCCCAGCTGCGTGTCGGGCATGTCGTTGGTGAAGCTCAGGCCTTTGTCATCCTGCTTCATGCGCAGCGTGCCGGCAGCAGAGCGGCCGAGCAGCAAGTTCGCGTCATGATTGTAGAGGCAGCGCACATCCTGCTTTTCTTTCAGGGCGCGGGTGAAGGTGCCGGGCTTGACGGTTTCCACCACGCGGAACGAAGCGCCATCCCACAGCACATATTCTTCGTTGAAAACGGCCGCGTAGCCTTCAATGCCGGGCGTATCGCTCTTGCTGGCGCGCAGCTCGGCGCCTTTTACGTTTCTTCGTTCCATCATGCTTCCACCTCGGTTTCTTGTTTGGCCGCGGCTGTGGCGGCGTTGCGATAAGCTTCCACGGCGAGCGCCCTGATGGCGCGCACCAGCTCGCGCTCGGCGATGGCATCGGAATTGCCGTTGGCCGTGGCCCACGATTCGTTCTGCGAGCGGTGCTGCATGGTTTCCAGGTAGCTGGCGAGGAAGCGCGAGCCTTCGATTCCGTCAGGAGCCGGGGCGGCTTGAAAACGCGCGGTCGCGTGGTGCTCGAGCTCCTCGCCAATGCTGACCAGGACCGGCAGGAAAACCTGCCGGAAGGCCTTCAAATCGGTTGCCGATCGCGCGCAAATGCGGCCGAAAGCGTCGCGAAACAGCCGGCAATAAGACCGCGAAAGCCGCGCGACCACCAGATCATCGCGCTTTCCTTTTGGGCTGGGATGGGCGGCTGGATCTTGGGATTGAGGATCTTGGGATTGAGGATCCGCGGCATCGTCGTCTTCGCGGCCGGCGCCGGGCAGCGCGGGCGTTTCATAAAGCTGCTGGGTGGGCGCCATGTTGATTTGCATCCAGGTCGCATCCGAAGCGGCGCCTGGAAGCGGATTGTCGTTGAGCCGGGCGCGGGCGTCGTTGGGCTGCCAAACGCCCCACTGCACCATGGCCTGGATGAAGGCGCGCAGGTCCGCTGCGGCGGGGGTGACCAGCGGCCAGGTATCGAAAAACACGCCAAAGTTCTTGCGGGCGCTGCGCCCTGCGGCCGGGCGCGGGAAGAGCTTGCGCTTGATTTCGTGCTCCCAGCATTTCAGGTCAGGCGAGAGCGAAAAGGTCAAAAACTCCTGGCCGATCTGCTCCACATTCGCACGGCTGGTTTTTTCCGTGACTCCCACCATGTGCGGCGGCACGTTGCCCATGACGCGGCAGATCTCGGTAATCTGGAACATGCGCGTCTCAAGGAACTGGCCTTCGTTCGGTTTGGTCGACGTCGACGTGTACTTCATGCCGGCATCGAGCAGCAGCGGGCGGTTGACGTTTTCCCCGCCCCAGGCCTCGTTCAACTCCTGGCGCCACTTCGTGAGATCTTCCGGCGCGAGTGTGCCGGGGAATTCAAAAATTCCATAGCCCACGGCACCGTTGCCGAAAAACTTGCCGCCAAACTTTTCGGTAGCCAGCGCCAGACCGAAGGCGTTGCGCGCGAGTTGCACCACGTCCTGCCCGAGACGGCCATCGAGCGCCAGTCCCGGCATGTGCAGCATGTCGGCCGGCAGAATGCCGCGCTCGGTGGCGCGGCCTTCGTTCATGGCCTCTTCCACATCGACCGGGGCCATCGCCTCCGCGCCTTCGGTGGTGGCGTAGAACATATCGCCGGGGCGCACCAGCTCGCCGCGGATGGTCATGGCTTCCGAAGCGCGGCGCACGTGCATGCGCGCCGGATTGCGCGGCCACAATGCGATCACGCGGTCTGCGTTGTCACGCTGGATTTCGATATAGCCGTTGCCCCACAGCATGCGGTGCGCCTGCACCGTTTTGCGCATGGTGAAGCTGGACATCTCATCATTCGGCTCGTCGCAGAGGAGATCCCAAAGATCGGATTCATGCGCGATGCGCCGGTTTACGCGGCCGTCTTTCTCGTTGATGACCTTTTCGAAGATCTTCAGATCGAGCGTGGCGATCGCGCCTGCCTTCAGCTCAACACAGCAGAAGGCGGTGGCCACCTGAAGCGCCGTGAGTTCGGAGACGCGGATCCCCGAGTCGGTGCGGCCGCCGTTGAAAATATCCAGCAGCCACTCGGCCGGGAAAGAGAGCGGCGTCTGCGGATTTTCCAGCGACGTTCGGGTTTCGGAGATGAATCCCATTACTTTGTGCGGCGAAGGCCGCGGATGAAGCCGGCCGCCAGCTCCAGCAGCGGCGGCAGCATGGTGAAAAATCCCGCGGCGATCGGCGCGAGATACGAATGCACAGTGCCCAACCCAATGCTGATGAGCGCAGCGCCCACAATGTAGAGCACGTCGCTGCGCTTCTCGGCGCGCTTTTTCGCCTGCAGCAGCTCCGCCGGCGTGGGCTTTTCGAAAGGGATGGGTTGCGTGCTCATTTCAAAAATCAGAGGCGGTAGACGCGCGGGCGCTGCGCGATGGGCGCGGCGGTGGCCAGGCTGATGCCCATGACCAGCGTCACGATGCCGTCGATCTTTTCCCGCGCCTTCGATTTGTCGGGCTTGATGTTGCCGGCAGGATCCTGCGAGAGCACCAGGTTGTCGGCGTTCCAGGTGAGCACGGGATTGTTGCCGTGCTCGAATTCGCCGCCCACGATCATCTTCAGCAGCTCTTTCGTGGGATCGCTCATCGACTTGTAACCCTGCTGGTGCTCGATCATGGCAATGCCATCGCCCTGCAACTGCGTCGAGAGCTGCGTAGCGTTCCAGGGATCGAACCCTGTTTGCTGGATGCGGAATTCCTTGGCCAGCTTTTTGTGGTGCTCGCGGATGAAGTCGTAGTCGACGACGTTGCCGGGCGTGGGCAAAAGAAATCCCTGGCGCGCCCAAACGTCGTAAGGCACGCGATCTTTTTTCGATCGCTCCTGGAGCGTGGCCTCTGGGCAGAAGAAATACGGCAGCACCCGCGGCTTCTGGATTCCTGGCTGCTTCGGGAAAAATAATCCGTCGCAGGTGAGATCGAGCTTGCTGGAAAGATCGAGAGCGGCAAAACAGGCTTTGCCCTTCAGTTCCGCCAGCCAGCGGCCGCGGGTGATGACGGGATCCTCGTTCGCCGGCGCGCCGCTGCACAGCGCCCACTGGTGAGGGGCGATGGCGCGCTCGTCCTGCTGCGTCCAGGCGTTGAGATGCAGCCGCAGAAAGGCGTTCAGCGCCTTGGGATCGTTCTTGGCGCGCTGGGCCTTCTCACGCAGATACTCGACCTTCACCGACTTGCCGTAATTCGGATTGCACTTTTCCCACTCGCGCTCATCTTCCCAATCGGCGCCGTCATCGAGCATGGCGATGAAGGCGAAGAAGAGATCGTCCTGCAAAGTGCCTTCGAGCACCTTGCGCGCGTATTCATATTGCGCGTAGCAGAAACTTTGGCGGTCCCAACCATGGGTGGTGATGGCCAGCATGAGCGGCTGCCGGCGCGCGGCCTGCGAGGTGGCGATCACGTCCCAGAGATCGCGCGAGGGGTGCACGTGCAGCTCGTCGGCCAGGCCCGCGGAGGCGTTGAGGCCGTGATGGGTTTCATCGTCGGCCGAGAGCGGCATGAAGCGGGAGTTGGTGGCGAGGATGTGCAGATTGTTTTTCACCAGGCCCACGCGCTGCGTGAGCCGCGGGGAAGCGTTGCGCATCTGCACGGCTTCGTTGAAAATCAGGCTGGCCTGGTCTTTGGTGGAGGCGAAGGTGTAAACCTCAGCGCCGGGTTCTTTGTCGGCCGCCAGCAGCTTCAGGCCTTCGCCAGAGAGCAGCGTGGTTTTGCCATTCTTGCGGGGCAGCGCGATGTAGGCTTCACGAAAGCGGCGGGTGCCATCGGCGCGCTTCCAGCCAAAGATCATGGCGTCGATAAACGACTGCCACAATTCCAGATCGAACGGCTTGCCGGCCCACTCGCCCTTTGAGTGCTGCAAAATTGTAAAAAATAAATTGCTGCGGGCGGCGGCGGCTTCGTCGAAATAAATGCCGCGCGCGGCACCGGTCGCCAGATCGTCGAGGTGGCGCTGGCAGGCGAGCTGAATCAGATGGTTCGCCGGGATCGAGCCATCGAGCACGCCGCGAATGTAAAGATCCCACGCGAAGGGCGCGGGAGCGGGGTGCGCGGGCGGCCGCTTAATTCGGCTTGCGGGCGGCGGATTGTGCCGGCGCGTCGAAGAGGCTGTCGAGGGCGTCCGGAGTTTCGTTGCTGCTGGCATTGGTGGAAAGTTTCGAGCGAGATGCGGGGTTCAGGCCAAACATCGCGTAATAGGCGCGGAGGCGGCGGTCGGCGTCGGAAGCAATTTGAATCGAAGGGTTTTTCTTGACTTCGAGCAGCACAGCTTTCGGCGCGCCACTTTTGCCGGTGATCGGAACGCCCTGGTATTCGCAGACCGCGTAGATATCCAGGAGCTGCCCGTTCAGCGCGATATCCCGCTGCGCTTCCACAAACTGCGCGTGAGCGCAACAGAGAGCGGCGAGCGCATTCTGATCGCTTGGGGTCAGAACCTTCATCGAGAGCAGGATCGGCACAAGGCGTTGCCACTCCAGCGCCGCTTCGCCGGTTAAATATTCCGGCATCTCTGGAGCGGCAACTTCAGGGGCAGGCTCACGCTCATTCAATCGGCGCTTGCCGGCGTTGCCTTGGAGCTTTTTGACGGCGGTCGGCTTTCGATTTCCGCCACCGGATCCGGTTCCACCCATTTTCAGGAAAATCTTTTGCTGCGGCGGTGTGTGTGTGGTTGCACACCGGTCGCAGGCGACCCTCCCTGGCGAAAAGCGACCCCCCTACCCCCGCGGCTCTTGCCACAGTCCGCGGCGTTCGAGGTTGGTTTTCCAGGTATGGCCGGCGTGGCATCCGCCGCGCAGGTTCTTTGGATCGAAGAAGAAGCGTTCATCGCCGCCGTGCTGCGCCATGTAGATCTCCGCGCGGACGCGATGGTCGACATCGGTGCTGGGCGCGTGGCCGCCGCACGGGCAGCCTGGGATGGTGCATAGCGGATCGCGGGCGAGGATGTAAGGCTGAGTTCGGTGGCGCCACTGCGCGCTATCGTACAAACGACGAACGCCGCCAGCGCGGCGAGCGCGCTCGCGATCACGAGCACCATTCTCGGATCCCGCGGGCTTGGCGATCGGAGCTCGATATGGCATGTCATGCGTTGGTTTCAGTTCGAAGATTTCAGTTCGAAGATCACAGTCATCGTCACGCTGTCTTAACTTCGCTAGAAAGCAGTCGGGGTTGATGATGACGGGCGTTTCAGCCGGCGTCTCGGTTGCGGTGAGTGTTTCCATGACTAACTTTCTTTCTGGGGAAAGAGTTCAAAAATGTCGACGTCCTCGCTGATCACGATGCAGTCGAGCTGCTTTCCTCGGAGATAGTGCTCGATCCTTTCAGCATCTTCCGGCGTTAGCCGCCGCCGAATGCGGAGAATATAACGACAACCGGGGCGAATCTCGATGGCTTCCGCACCTTTGGGAAGCAATGGAGCTAGTTGGGCGATTTTCACTTGAACAATTCTCCGATCGTGCGCTCCACCGTGGCCGCGGTTTCGTCGCCATCAGCCTTGGTGTAGTGATCGGCGGTCTTCATCGACTTCCAGCCGATCCACTCACAAACTTCGTTGAGCGGAACGCCGTGGCGCACCAGGTGTTTTGCGATCGAGTGCTTCAGCTTGTGGGGCGAACGCTTGACTTCGCGGATCCCGGCCGCTGCGGCGTATTCCCTGAAAATCTGGAAATAGCGCACCCTAGTGATGGGGAAAAGCCGGTCATCTGGACCGGGTTCGCGGCTAAGCTGTTGAAATTTAACATTCTGGCTAGACTGTAAAGTTTTCGCGCGCCGCTTCGCCGTGGCGGCGGTTGCGCCGCCTTTTAAGCCGTGCTGGCCCATTTCCGCCAGCCAGCGCCGCACCCAGGTCAGTTCGTCGAGCAGCGGGTTCTCATGGCCCAGCAAAGGCTGGTCTACAGCTTCGCTGCCCTTGCCGCGGGCGATCGTCAGCCGTTCGCCGTCCAGATCGCGGCGCCGGATGTTCAGCGCTTCACTCGGCCGCAGTCCGTGCCGGTAAGTGAGCAGCATTAACACGCCATCGCGCGTGCGCCTGGCAAACGCCAGTTGGAGCACTTGCAGCAGTTCCTGCTCGCTCAGCGCCACCGGAGGCCGCTTGCTGGCCGGCGCTTTCTTCTTCTTCTGTTTCTGGGGTGGAGACTGGCGCGCCAGCTCGATCAGGCGCCGCAGCTCATCGTCGCTCAGCTCCATCGTGAATCATGAATTTTGTTTTAGTGCAGCCCGTGCGGCAGCACGCCCAGCTCCAGGCAGCGCAGCAGGGAAGTCGCCAGCCAGGCAATCACGCTGCCCTCGATCGTCATCACCACGCCCATAAACCACAAGCGATTTTTGTAGTCGTGCAGCCGGTCGAAAGCCACCACCAGATCGCGGCGCATTTCGGCAACGCTGCGGCCGTGCAGGTTGTAGCGGATCTGCTCTTCGGTCAGGCGGGGCATGGGGCCGAGGGTGAAACTCACTTGTTAAGACGAAAGGCCGGCAGCGCGGGCTTGCGCGTGCCGCAGTTGCACGCTCGCCAGCATCGCTGCTAGGGTATCGCGCCCGGCGCGGCCGCGAGCGGAGGCTTTTATCCGCATCGGGCGGTGGCGGGCGAACACCGTGCCATCTCCCGCCATCGGCATTTCATAATGGAGTTTGTCGCCGTAGCTGTGGGGCTTCGAGAAGGGAAGCACGTTGCCTACGCCGGTCGGGCCGTCGATAAAAGTGCGGGAGCTCGCAAAGAGCGATCGCACCTTCTTCTCGCCATGCAGCAGCAACTGCACCATGGCGCCTGGAACAATCCACACTGCCTCAGCGCGGCGGATCCACGCGCGCACAATCGATTTCTTTTCAAAAAAGCGGGGCATTTCTCCGGCGATCTGCTCGGAGGTGAGCACAGCAATGCGCTTGGCCATAAGGACGATTAGTTTTCGGGCGATGCGTTTTTGGGGAACACTTCTCCCGCCAGGATGGGCACCCACTTTGTTTCGGCGCGCGGGATGCGGCGGGTTTGGTTGTGAGACGCCAGAATAGGCGGTTTCTGTGGAAGTTGTAATGTTACGGGCGTACCAGACACGTCTGGGGCGGGATCACGGATAACCCTCTTCGCGGGCGATGCGGACCTTCTCGCGTTCTATTTCTTCGTTGGCTCCTGCCCACCAGTTATCGGTTTTGGCCTGGCCGATGCGCAGGCCCTCTTCGTAGCCGCGGCGGTAGGCGCGCCGGCGAACCAGCGTCAGGGTTTCGGAAATTGCGACCGCCAGCCCCACCAGCAGAATCAGGCTTATGCTCATGGGTAAATCTCCCCTCTAATTGATGCAGATGGCGCCGCCGTTTTTCAGCAGGCAATATTCGTCCTTCTGGTGAGTCGGATGTCGTTCCACGGCCAGGTATCGCGTCCCCGGCCGCCATTGCTCGTGGCCTTCCACCGCCAGCCACAGGTACAGCCCAAACTTGGGGTGCGCTGTGGCGGCCTCAATGGGTGCCAGGACCGTCATTCCGGCTTCTCGCTAGTCGTCGTCCAAGCACGGATCTCCGCTTTCACTTCGGCGGTCGGTTCGTACCGCGGATATTTCGCCCGCATGACCAGCAACACCGGTCGCAATACGGGGTAGTTCCCGTGATCGGCATTCAGCGCGGCCATCGCGAGAGACTTCACAAACCCGCCGCCTTGGCTGGCAGCATTGGCCAGCCACTCCAGCAGTTCGGGGTCATCGTTCTGCGCGGTCTGGAAAACGTCAGAGGGATGGTTGTTGTTCATGCGCTCCTCGATTCTCGCTGCGCGGTCACCATCACGTCGGCGGCGCGCACCGGAAAGCCGGTCCGCAGGATGCCGTCGCGCACTTCTTCGGCCGTCGCGTGAAAGCGTTTCATCGTACTCTGCACCAGGCGCTCGATCTGTTCCGGTTGCAGGCGGGTCAAATCGAGCACGTAAATCAAGTGCTGCCCGTGGCCTTCGAGAATGCCCCAATGGGGGAAGGCTTCGAGCAGGGGGATTTCGTCGGCGTCGAGGATGGCGCGCCACTCGGCGTAGCGCGGGGAAGCGGAGTCGAGCAGGGCGAGGCATTTTCGGCTCATGCGACCACCTCGAAAAAATCGCGGATCAGCAAATCGGCAAAGCGCCGCGCCTCTTCGTAGCCCTTCGCCACACACGCTGGCGCGGAGCAAATCTCCGGAGCGATCCAGCAGCAAGGCTCGTAAAACTCCGGGAGCTCGCGCCCTGTGGCGAGGACGTCGTTCTCCCCGGCAACAATCATCGGGATCATGCAGCCCTGCTCATCGGTGCAGCCGCAGAATTTGCACGTCATGACCGCGCCCCTCGCACCGTGATGCCCGGCGGCAGAAACAGCATCCCCTCGGCGAAGATCGAGCGGTCGCAGGGAACGGAAGGCTGGAAGTCGAGCAGCGGGATCGCGCTGATGGGCGTGGATACGTCGGGCTTCACCAGCGGGAAGCCGCGGTAGTCGAGCACTTCAAACCCCGCGCGTTTCAGTTCGTCGCTTACGGTGGAAGTCCACTCCTGAAGTTTCATGCGGCCGCCTCGCGATCGGGCGTGGAATGCGCGATGTGATTCGAAAGTTCGTAGATCTTGTCGCGCAGTTCCTTTTCGCCTGCCACGGTTGCGGCCACCATCAGCAAAATACGAATGACCGTTTTCTCTCTCCAGTTCATTTAGCCTCCTCGTTGAAAAGCGATGCTTGTGCTGGCGGGTGATTTTTCAGCCAGAGTTCGTAAGGCACCTGATGCCGCTGGCAAAGGTGCTTTCCGCGCGCCACCTGCTTCGCGTGCTGCCCGCAAATCGGCGCGTCACAAGTGCCAGAATCCTTCGCTGGCATCTTCCAATCGCAGAGCGCCGTCGCTTCCCGGCCGCAGGCGCAATGGCGAAAATTGGCCGATTCTTGAAGATCGCCTCCGGGGGCAACCTCGATTGGTTCTGGTTCTGGTTTCCGGCGAGACTGACAGCGCCAGCAGTCACAGTCGTAATCATGTGGTCCAATTCCGTAACTCATTGTGTCCTCCTGCCGATGATTGCTTTCAGAAACCGCTCGTGGTTAGCCACGTCATGAGCCTCAAGCGTGAGCCTTTCGGACTGCCCCGGGCGTATGGTGCCGCCGGCCACAGATGATGGCAGCGCCGCCGCCGGGAAGTTGGATGGTCTCGCACATGAGGTCACGACATCTCCGCGGCGAACAAACTGCGCTGCGATTGCGCCGCCGGCGTCTCCCGCTTCGGTGCGTTGTCGTAGCGCTCGATGCAAGCGAGGCACGGCCCTTTGCGGCCATCGTCGATGCGGTGCTGGGTGGGCTTGCCGCACTTCGCGCAGTGAAAGGCGGCGGAAACAGTGGAGCGGGAGAAGTGTTGGGTCATGCGCTCCTCCGCTGGGTGATCGGGGCCGGGCTTGTTGCCAGTGTTTTACCCTGCTGGAATAAAACACTCCTGCGATCGGCTAACTGCCCGGACCCCGAACTTGGTGAAGAGATCAATCGCTTGGCGATCGCCAGCGGCGTGCTCACAAAAAAGCGCGTGCCGCTGCCGTGCAGCGCGGCCCACACCATCGCAGGCCCAAGCCCCGTCATCAGCAGCACCTTGGCGATGCAGCGCACGAAAAGGGAAATGTTCTGGAGTTCGATGTGAAGAGTGAAGTGCATCACGCCACCTCCGAACCGCTGCGCGAGAAGGGAACGATGCACTCATTCGCGCACGTCCGGCAGCATCCAATCAGCCCGAAGCGGCACTTCATCGCCGCTGTGAAGGTTTCCTCCGATTCGCAGATCGAGCACCAGCGCGGCCATTCAATATACGTTTCGAGCACCTCCACCCGCGCCATGCCAAAGGGTTGCTGCCGCTCGATCTGCGTTTGAGTATCGAGAGCGGCGTGTTCCCCCGAACCGCCGCTCCCGCTCTCGCCGAACGCCCCAGGGTGGAGACTCGGCAAGCTGGTTGGATCGAAGAAAATCATGGCCGCACCGCCAGCTTCTGCGCGGCGAGCGCGGCGTTCACGTTGGCCACAATGCCGGCTTCCACTTCGCGCACAATCTCGCGAGCCAGAAATTCGGCGGTGGCGTCCTGGATGGCCCAATGCTGGCGCATGCGCCGCTCGATAAACGCGGCGTCAAAGCGCACCGGGGTGGGAACCAGGGTGAGGGTGGGCGGCGCCGCCAAAGGCGCCGGTGCGGCAGGGCAACGAACGGTACGGCATGCTGGTGAGGGCATGACGGGTAATTCCTCCAGTCTTCACGGGTTACTACAAAAAAGTTTTACGAAGCGATCTCCATGCGCGCCGCTTCCCGCGCTTGCTGCAACTTCAAAAACTCTTCCGGGCTTCCTCCGGTGTCGGGGTGATGGACCTTCACCAGAGCGCGAAAGCGAGCCTCAATCAATTCGAGCGTAGGAGCGCCTTCAATGCCGAGCACTTCGCGCCACGGCTGCGAGGCGTTCTGCGGCAGCGCGGCGAAGCCGAGAAAAGCGCGGTTCAGAATCTCCGCGCCGCCATGCCGCTCAATCGCGCGCATCGCTTCGAGTGTGGCCGCCACGGCCGCGAGATTGTCCGCGGTGCGGGTATAGCGGTCAATCGCCATGCAGCGCATCGTTGCGGAATTTTCTTTCTGCTTCCAGTAGACGGCCACGCCGGGATCGGTGGGTTCGCGATCGTTGCGCGGCATCCCGTCGAGACGCAGTTTGATGTTCGTCGAAACGATCACGTTCCAGTCCGGCACACCCATGCGCTTGAGTTCGCCCATCAGCCGCTGCACCGCAACCGCAATCGAAAGCGGCTTGCCGTAATTGTTGAAGTTCGCGCGCATCCGCACCTTCTCCCGCTTCCAGCCATCGGGCCAGCTCAGCGGATAGCATTTGCGTTCGGTCATCGCACCCCCTTCGGCGCTGACATCCGGTGATCGCCCAGGCTAAAACCCTCAATGACTTCGCCCAACCGCTTCAGGCACTCATCGGGGTCGCCCAGGTGTAATTGCTCGGCAACCGCGGATTGACGATACGCCTCCAAAAAATCTTTCTTGATGAAGGGCAGCGACGCCGGAATCCCACGTCCGTAATCGTCGAAGGTGGTTTCGCTGGTGGCTTGCGCGATCCTGGCGAGGCCGCCGACCTGGCGCGCCGCATAAGCGATCCGCGAGGGCAGGGCGGGCGGCTTGATCTCTTTTCCCCCGGACCAGAGCGGCATTCCGTTCGCACCCCACTTCCGTAAATGCCGCAGCGCCAACTCCCAGGCGGCGTGGCCTTCCAGGTCTTTGCAATCGCTCTCCGATGGGGCGAAGCCGCTTAGAGCGCGCAGCTTGGCGATCTTCGGAAACCACTCCAGTTCCATGAGCGCTTTGTGGAAGGCGATCTGGAGCCGGTCGCGGGGAATGTCCTTCAGGGCTTCGACATATGCCTCCGTGCGGCCCTCCACATGGGCCTCGCCAAACGCAATGAGAAGCCCCGTGACCTGATCCGACAGCCAGCACAGAAAGTCGATGCTGATGCGCTCTTCCGCGCGCGACAGCCGGGTTTCAATCATGGCCGCCTCCTGCTCCGCTTTCCCCATCGTTGCCTCCGCCATAGCGCCGGTGCATGGCGCGCTTCGCCGCTTCATTCGCCTCGCGATTCTTGCGGGTGCGGAACTCGGCCGAACTCTCGCGATTCAGAAAATGCTCGCGCTTTTCCTCCTGCTCCAACTTCTTCGCCGACTGGATCAGCAGCTCGGCGCGCACCTGCTCCGCCGTCAGATCCGGAAACTTGGCCTGCATTTGACGAGCGACTTCGACGTAGGCCGAGTCCTCCGACATGCCGCTTTTCTTCAGCGTGACGAACATGGTGAGGAAGGCGGCTCGAACGTCGCGCGTAATCAATACGGCCTTGATGGGAGGCCGTGACGAGGCGCCGGAATCGGCCGCCTTCCTGGGTTCGGGATCGGACGTCGGAGTGGGTGGTGGCGTGGGTGGCGGCGGCTGAGTTGGCGGAGGCGGAGGCGGAGGGACGAAGCGCACCGGCTGCGGCCCTTTGGGCTGCTCGGTCGAGCGGTGGCGCAAGCGCGCGCCATCGCGCTGCTTGCGGTATTCCTCCGAGGTTTGCCGGGGCTCCAGCTTCTCCCGGATCAGCATGTAGGTGGCGGAGGGCCGAAACCTTTTCCCGCCGCCGTAGGGCACGCGGCTGTTGGCCGGGTAGAGTTCGTCGAGCACGCCGCCGCCCTCCACCCGCGGCACAAAGGCGTGATCCTGCCCGTGCTTGCTGGCGGAGGCGCCGCAGGTATCGCAGTAGGTCAGGTCATCGATCAGCCGCTGCACGGTGCGCCGCGAGGCGCGTTCGCAGGGGCTCAGCTTGTGCGGCTTTTCGTGATTGCTCCACCCGGTTTTCTTGCGGCGGTAGCACACCCGGCCCATCACGACCGCGATGTGGTTGGTTTCCATCCACAGCTCGGTGCCAAAGCGGTTTTCGTGCAGCATGGCCGCCAGCAGGTTGCGGTGGCGCTCGGCCAGCGTGGAGGCGCGAACCTGGGCGATGAGATTGAAAAGCGAAGTTGTTTTTTCGCTTTCTGCCGCGCCCGGATTGTCGTATGCTCTCTGTGTCGCTGAAGCGCTCATGGATGGGGTGGCTCCGGTGATGATCTTCACGGAATGTGGCGCGGGTTGGTGAGCCCGCGCCGCTCGTTTTTCAGCCCACCGCGCCTTTCCGCCCACCGGCTGCGGCGGCTTCTTCGGCGGCAGTGCCAACAGCGCCGACTCTTCGCCAATCCATTTCGCGTAGTCGGCTCCGAGCTGCGCCTTCTGGCGCGCCACGCGCGCCGGCCAAACTTTGTCGGGATGCAGGCCCAGCACTTCGTAGCTGGCCAGCACCAGCGGCGAGCACGCGACCGCATCGCCGCGGCTGGCGTGCAACAGGGTGAGCCGGGCGATCTGGTAATCGTCCCGGTAGTGGGCATTCGGCTCCAGCCTTTCGGCTTCGCCGAGGCGCAGAAGTATCCGCTGCGTGAGCTCTTGCTGTCGTCTCATCGCTCCTCCTCGGGGAATAGGGGAGGGCAACGAAACGCAGTCCAGCAATGGCTAATTTGGCTAAGGCAATTTTAGGCAGGAGGACAAAAACAGCGGCAGCCGCCGCCGCGACGGGCGCGGCGAGTAGACAGAATACCTGGCATGCGCCGTTATCGAGTGCGCGAAGGCTGCCCTGGATCACGCCGCCTCCGGGCTTCGCTTGGCGGCAGCCATCGCGGCATTCCACTTGGCCCAGCGCACCATGGCGCCCCGCCGCCCGTTTTCCCGGCGGCGCTCCGGCGTAATGCTTTTCAGGCTGGCCAGGCCCGCACGCCTGGCTCTCTCGATGCGTTGCTCGGGCGTCATTTTGCGATTGGTGGCGGCAGCGCCGAGCTTGCCGAGCGCAACGGCCGCAGGATTTTTTTCCGCGTTGTTCTTGGCCATGACGAGAAGTTCTACCACGGCTCTAGACGTTGAGCCACTAAAATCTTTCGTCGCCTGTGGAAAACCGGGGGGGGGTGAGGTCGATTTTCCCTAGCAGCGGCGCGGGGAAACGCTGCGATTTACCACTCCGGTTCCCCCTTCTCCAGCGCATTTTTTCGTCTGTTTACTACTTTCTCACCCCCGTGACACTTTGACGCATGTGACACCCTGGCACCGGTGACACTTTGACGCATGCGACAGTCTGTCGCATGTGACACTGTTGCCAACGAAGAAGCTTTTGCTTTTGACTTTGAACTTAAGAAAGAACACCCCCCTATATCCCCCCTCACAAAATCAAAACCAGAGGGAGGCGCGCAAAAAACGCGCACCCAGGGGCGCACCGGCATCAACGCGGCGCGCGATCTAAGAGCTAAAAAAGCATTTTTTGGACATGCAACCCCAAAGGCAAAATCAAAACCTTGCCTGTTGAAGCGGCAAAGCAACTGCGCTGCCAGATGAGGGCGAGCGCACCGGCAACGCCAAAGAAAAAAACCGGAAAGAAAAAACCGGAGAGGGGTTACAGCGGGCGGGAAAACTGCGGGGCGGGAGCGGAGAGCGGAAAAAGTTTTCTGGTTTCCGTACGGCGGCGATATCCGGCGCGGCGCGCCTCTTCGCCAAACGGATCCTTGCGCGCTTCCAGATCGCGCAGTCCGCAGTCTTTCGCCTTATGGCCGGGCAGGCCGCAGATGGCGCAGGCGGGAAAGTGGCGGGGCATGGAGGGTTGCGGGGTAAGACGCGGCTTACTTCGAAAGGTCGACGATATCGAGATCCCAATGGCGCACGCCACCGTGACCCCAAACGATTTCCTTGCCGGCGAAGTTGTCGAGCAGCACCACGTGTTTGCCGTTGCCGGGGTTGATGGGCGAAGCCACGCCCACCTCCAGCATCTTCGCCAGGTCGCTCAGGATGCGATCAGCGCGATCGTACAAAGCCTTGGCGCGCGCCTTCGTTTTTTGCCAGCGCTTTACCTTGGCGGCGATCGAAGCCTGCTTCCGCGTGAGTTTTTTCGAGCCCGGCTCCTCGCACAGTTGGGCGGTTCTCATGATCGGAATCGTATCGGCATGGCGATATAATTCGCCGCAAAATCCGCGCGCGCGGCGCACCGCGGTAACCGCGCGGGTTTAGTGTTTACCAGATATGTTCCCTCTCTTCGAGCTTAAAATCGCGTGCTAGCATCGGTGCTAGCACCGGAAATCGGAGGAGAAAAGTTATGGGCCATCGCAACGATCAGGACGAGTGCATCCGCTGCGGCTGCATCATCGAGTTCAACCAAAAAGCCGTAGGCATGATTTTCTATTGCCAAACGGTCGGCATCAAGCCGCGGCAAAAATCGAAAGCCATGCGGATTTATTTTTGCACCCGCTGCGCCACGCAGATGGCGCTCGGGCCGAAGCCGCAGAACGGCGCGGTCAACGTGGCCACGTGGCAGATGGTGAAAACGCTGGTGGGCAGCGATCCCGCGGTGGCCTCCGCGGCCTGGGAAGAGTTAAACCAGTCCGTGCTAGCACCGGAAAAGACTCTTCCCGAGCCGGAGATTATTACGCCCGCGAGGCGGCTGGCCAGTTAGGTTTTCGCCGCCACGCTCTTGAGCGCGGGCAGCACGGCCTGCACTTTGGTGACGAGGGTTTTATCCAGGCTCACCGAAAGGCCGTTTTGCGCCGCGGCCGGGCCGGCAGCTTCCACCGCCTCCGCCACGGTTTCAAACAACACCAGCGCCGCTTCTTCCGCAGCCTTTGCCCCAGGGAACGCGAGCTCGACCAGCGCCTCGACTTCCGGCGCGTCTTTTTCCACATCGGCCACCACGGTGGGAGCCTGCGCCGCCACCTTCAACACATCGGCCTTAAACGCTCTTGCGGCCGCCACCAGTTTGGTGACGATGCCTTTGAATGTAGTGCTCATTGAATTTTCTCCTCGGTTTGGAATCGTGAAAGGTTGTCGGCGCTCAACAGATCTTGCGGAACGGTCAGCGCCAGGAAGTTTTTCTTTTCCAGCTCGCGCAGCGAGAGATACGCGGCCGTGGCCGCATCTTTCAGCGCCTGCCCTTCGCCGGTGATCTGCACCCACTTTGCGGATCCCGATCGCCACATGAACGTGATCCACGCGCTGTAGGCCGCGCTGACCAGGCTGCGGGCAATATCGCGTTCAAGGCCCGCATTCTTCGCGCCCTCGAACATCGAAACCGGATCCGGCAGGTCGATGAAGCCCATGGCGTTTTTACTTGGAGTCTGCGGCTTTGATCAGGCCGATGCCGGTGCTGATGCCGGCGATCGCGGCGCCGGTGCTCACGGGCTGGTGTTGTAAATACTGAATGGCCGCGCCAAACACGCTGACCAGGATGGTGAGAATGCCGAGCACGGTGGTCTTGGGATCTTTCATGGGTTCCTCTCTAAGCAGGGTTGGTGGGCGGGACGGCCGCGCCTGGGGACGCGGCCGGGGGCAGGGAAGATTGTGCGATCGCTGCCAGATATTCTTCGTACACGCCGATGACTTTCTGCGCGCGCAGCGGATCCGTCGACCAGCTCTTCGAAACCTCGGTGATGTAAGTCCGCGGATCCTTCGCCGCCAGCGCTGCGGCGTAGTGAGGCATCACGCTCGACAGCCGTTCGAGCGTCGAAAGGCGATCGCAAAAACAGGCGCGCCAGTCCGGATACTTGACCCAGCTTGCGCCCGGCACCTGCTTCCACGCGCCGTTTAGAAATTCCTGCGTGGGCAGCGTCATCGTCAAAAAAACCGGGTGCGAGTGCTGCTTCATGCCGAAGAGGTTGTTGCACTCGCGCGCCAGCGCGCTGTGTCCCCAGGTGGATTCGAGCGCGGCTTCGCACGCCGCCATCTGCGGGAAGGGATGATTCGCCTTCACGGCCTGCGCCGCGGCCGCATCAAGGAATTGTTTTTGGAGAGTGTTCATCGGAAAAACCCCTTCACCACGGAGACACTGAGGCACGGAGAATGGAGAACGCCGATAGCTGACAGCTAAGAGCTAGAAGCTTCTTTCTAGTGCGGCCCGGCGAGCACGCCGGTCACCCCATAGGGCGAGTAATCGCCGTAGTTCGACGAGCTCGTGGGCGCGGTGAATTCATACACGCTGGGGTCGGTCTGGCGCACGATCAGGTCCACGGCGATCGCGGGGGCGTCTTCCTGGCCGCTGCCGCTGCCCGCGCTCTTTGCCGCCACCAGCGAGGCTTGCACCACCTCGCACACCTGGCTCACAATGCCCCAGCGCGAATGCGTCAGGTAAAACGTGTCGCCGGCTTCCAGCTGGAACGCGGCCAGGGTGCAGGGCAGCGTAAAGGTTTGCTGGAAGCGCTTGCGCATCAGCTCGATCTTGGCTAAACGCTGCGCCTGCCACAGCGAAGTGACAAAATCGAAGTTCACATCCTGCCAGATGACCTGCCCGCCATCCTCAGAGATATACGCGGCGCTCTGCCACGGCGGATAGTTGGTGGCCGTCCATACCGGGGGCACCTGGTTGAGCGAGAGCGCGGCGGGCGCGTTCGAAGGCAGGTAGCGGGGAATATACGTTCCCCTGATACTGTTGGCGGCATCGCGGCGCGACAGTCGGAAGTCGCCTTTGATGGTTTCGCGGAAGTCGGCGTCGGTGATGGCGAGCGTGGGGGTGACATAGCCGCCGGCCTGCACGTGCCACAGGTCGCCCGGAGGAATCACGTAGCCGGCCATCGAGGCGGCGAGCTGCCCGAGCACTTTGCCGCGTTCGCTGGAGTGATCGAACATGCCATCGCAGTTGTAAAGATTTTCGTAGACGCTGGTGGAATCAGGATTCACGATCACCACCACCTGCTCCTCGCACACGTTGGCGGCGGCAATCACACTGGCCACATCGATCGAGGCGGGCGCGGCGCTCATGCCGGCGCTCGTGTCCTGCAAATAGTCGTAGATCACCAGCGCCGGGTTCGAGGGGTTGATGGCGTGCCAGCTGCGGCCCAGGCATATCCAGGTCTGCGAGCCATCGGTGGTGGTGCCGCCGAGCGTGGTGCTGAAGGCGGGCTCGGCGCCGCTGCCCGTGGCACCATTCACCGTGGCCTGTTGCAGGTAGCCGAGCGGCGCTTCAATGATTCCATATTGCGCGTAGCCCACGTTCACGTTGTAGGCATCGTTCACCAGGCGGTTCTTGACCAGGTGCCCCTGGGGAAAAGTGTCGGTGCCTCCGGCGATGGTGGCCATGTTGAAGCCGGAGCTGCGCCAGGTGATGCCGCCATCGGTCAGGGTGACGCCCGAGCCGTCACTGGCTTCAAAGTTCGGACGGGTGGCGCCGGAGGTGCCGGCGCCGGTCTGGTTCACCCACACCACCTGATGGTTATCGACGATGTACTGATACTTGTTGTAGCCGGTGGTGGGCTGCCACGCGGTCACGATGCGCGGGTCGATGAGCTTTTTGCCGGTGACCAGGAATTGAATATTCGGGATCTGCCCGCTGGGGAAGAGCGCGCTGATGCCGCTGTCGTAGCGCAGGATGACGTGCACCTTGGCGCAGCCCTGCTGGATGCACGCGCTGGTCCAGGTGGAATCGGCGGCGGCCAGGGCAGGGAAGGGCTGCGCGTTGTTGTTGCGGCCAAAATCGAACTCGAAAAACATATGCTGGCCATAAAAATCGAGCGGCGTGCCGCCCTGCGGATCCACATGCCACAACGAGTTGCCGCTGGCCGTCTCCCACACCAGATCGCCGTGCGCGGTGCTGGCCCCGAAGTTATAGACGGTGCCGTTGATCACCACGGCATCAAAGCTGGAAATTTCATGCTCAGCCAGCGTATAGACCAGGTGAAGATACTGGTTGGTGGTCTGCAAATTCTGCGAGGGCGGATAGCTTTGGTAGGTGAGCACGCCCGGAGTTTGGAACTGCCCATAGATCACGCGGCGAAAGGCGTCGCCGCTCTGAAATGAAATGGAGCTGCTGGTGCCGAGTGTTTTCGGCGTCGAGCGCAACGCCAGGCCCACGCCAGTCAAAGCAGCGCTCAGCCCAACACCAAACAACCATGTCAGGGTGTGCGATTCGCCTTCAATGGCAAGAAGCCCACCGCCTGGCAAAAGTGCGAGCGCAGCCCCGCCGACGATCAGGCCGACTTCTTCAATGGTCTTCGACATAAAACGCTTTCATCTAACCAACCCGCCATGCTCGGAGCCAGCGGTGCAGCGCTATGCGTTTCATGCCATGCTCTGCCGCACAGTGGGCGAAGCGCGGATCCAGTCCAACGATGCCGAGTGCCGAAGTCGGCACCGGTGCCGAATTTTCGGCAGTTGCTCGCGGCGGTGGCGCGTTGTTCACCAGCACCAGATCGCCGCGGCGCGCCAGGAGCGGCGGAACTTCTTCCATGCCGTAGCTGGCGGCCACGCTGGCGGCAAACGTGCCCAGGTCGCTGGCGCCTAGAATCGCGATCGCGCCGGCTTCATCGGCATACTTGCCGCGGTAGCTTTCCGCCGGATCCACGCCGGTGACCGCGTGGATGAGACGGCAGGCGGCCAGCGCGCAATCCCACGTGCCCCAGGCGAACGGGACGTGATGCGCGGTCGAGATGGTGTTGGCCAAGCGGCGCTGCCAGTCGGGAAGACGCTGCATAGGAATCAGCCGTGCACGATGATGCTGCCGGCGGCGCGATACATTTGCGAAGGGATGCCGGCGCCCTGGTAAAAAGTGACGCGCGCGTAGATGCTGCACTCGCCGGGGCTCACGCCGGTCACCAGGCCGCTGTAAGGGTCAATGGTCGCAATTTTTGGATTGCTCGAAGCCACCAGATTCGTGAAGTTCGAGCCGCTGCCGCCGCCGGGGTGGCTGTAGGTGGATCCATCGCTGTAAGTCATCTTCACCGTGCACTGCACGGTGCTGCCCACGGCCACATCCGGGCTGGCGAAGAGGATCTGCAAGAAGTTGGGATAGGTGGAAGAGTTCGGCGCCGGCGAGGGCCAAAATGTGTTTTGGTTGGCGAGGGCATCGACGAAGCTGAAGCCCAGGTCGCCGGCGAAGAGCGCCTGCTGGTCGGCATCGTTGAAGCGCCGGTTGGGCGCAAGGTTCAGGCTGATCAGCGGATTTTCGCAGGTGATCGAGAGCGTGCAGCTCGCGCCATCATCCTGCAAGGTGGGCACGTCGAGCGCGCCGTAAAACATCTGCTGCGGGTCGAGTCCGCTGAGCAGAGCGCCCTCGCCGTTCATAAAGGCAACCCACACCGTGGCCGTGCCGTTCATCCGGACGTGCTGCACCGTATCACTGACCAGCTCGGCAGGAATGCCGCTGAGCATTAGAGTGATGCTCTGCGCCTGCACTTTGATCGTCTGCGGGATGGAGTTGATCTTTCCCAGCCAACCCAGCCCGGTGAAGGTGGTGCCATAAGGGAACGTGCTGAGCGGGTTGGTGGCCGGCCCGGCGGGCGTGAAGGGGCCGACGCCGCTCCACATGCTGATGGTTTCGTTGGCGAAGGCGATCTGCACGAACACCACGGGCTGCACGCTGGGCTGCGCCAGCTGCGCAATGAACGCTGAGGAAAGATTCTTCACAAAACTTCCCGCGCCTTAAAGTTGATGGTGCCCACGCGGGTGCGCGCGATCTTCCACTCGCTGGCGTTTTCCATCAGGCGGAAGGTGCCGGCGGTGTTCGCCGTAATGATGGAAGTGCCGGAGCTGGGCGCTTCACGGATGGTGGGGAAAATGGTGAAGGTGGCATTGCCGCCGGCGTCGGAGTTGGCGTCAAACAGCACTTTGTGCAGGCGCTGCACGGTCACACCCAGCGAGTTGACGGCGCTCCATTGCAGGTAGTCGCCCGCTTTCAAAATGCCGGCCACGCTCGCACTCCAGCCCGCGGTAATGACCTGATTGCTGCCGCTGGCGTTGCCGGTGCCGATCGTGGGCGCGCCGGTAGCCACGCCCTGCGGCGTTTTCGCGTTGTGATCGCCGAAGAGGAAGCTGCCATACTTGCCGTTGAGCGCAGCCAGAAAGCCGACGATGGCTTCATAGTCGACGCGCAGGTAGGGGCGCACGGCTACTTCGATTTCCCACCACTGCGCCCACTGCTGTTCCTGCTGGCTGCCGGAAAAGGGCGAGATGGTTTCCGCCACCAGGTTCATCATGCGCATGGTCACTTCCTGCGGGCTAAGCGCGGCGGGCGGCGTGAGCGGATAAGCGATGGGCATGGCGAAATAGGGTTCCTCAAGAATCAGGCAGGCCTGGGTGACGCGAATGTTGCCCGCGGCGATCGAGGGCGCCTCCGTGATCAGGCAGGCCTGGGTGACGCGAATGGCCATGGCGGATTACGAGACTTCTTCGAGCAGGATCTGGGCGGCATCGGCCGCGGCGGCCGTCCAGGGCGCGCCGGTGTGCGGATCAATGGGCACGCTGCCATCGGCAAACGCATAGGTGGAGCCGAGCGTAACCACGCCGCCATAGGTGCCCACGCCGTAGCTGTTGTTCCAAGCCCCCACCTGAAGGGAGCGGGTGGCGCTGTCATCCTTGCGGGCATAGACGCGCGCCACCACCATGGCGGGCGGCTGGGTGGGGCTGGCGGCGGGCACCGCATACACATCCAGGTTGCTGGCGGTGGAGCTGGAAACGTAAGTCGTATCGCCATCGGGCGGGTTGTCATCCACGCATTGCCAGTTGGCGGCGGCGCCGTTCGGAGTCCAGCCGGGAGCAAACCCGCCCGCGCCGTTGGGCAGCTTGGTGTAAAGCCGGCTGTCGGTGCCGAGGGGCGCGTTCTGGTAGCTGCCGGTGGTATCCCAGATGCGGAAGTCATCGGCATAGAGCACGCTGATGGTGTTGGCGCGATCGCCCAGGCTGATCTGGTTGACGTAGGCGTTGGAGGTGATCTGCGTGGTCAGGCCGGTGGCGTTCAGCACCTGCGTGCCATTCACCCACAGCGAGATCGCGCCCCCGCCGGAAGCGCCGGTGGTGACCTTCAGCTCCACGCCCATATATCCGTTGAGCGTGGCCACACCCGGCCCGGTGGTGGCTTCCACGGTGCCCCCGAGTGTGCCGCCGCTGAAAGCTCCATTGGCCAGCGTGATGGCGAGGGCGCCGGAAGGGAAGGCTACAATGCACCATTGCGCCGTGCCGTTGTCATTCCCCACCAGAAACGGGCTGCCGGAGCTGCTGAGAATGCTGCCGGCAAAGTTGACGGCTGCTTTGATGATGACCGTGCCGAGGTTCGACAGCAGATTTTTGCGCACATAGCGGTTGGCCCCGAGCGCGATGCCTTGGCCGGGCAAGCCGCTGGGCGGGGCGAAACGCGCATAGCTCGAAGAGAAAGTGGGCGTGCCCTGCACGAACTCGTAAAGCAGCGAGGCGTTATTGTAGTTGTCGAAGGGGTCGGCGAACTGATAGGCCTGGCAGCGTTGCGCGCGCGCCGCCAGGCGCTTGGCATCGAGCACGGCGGCATCCCAGATGGGGTTTTTCATGTTTGTTAACAAACCAGTAAAGGCCCTTTGGTGGGGTTGACGGGGCTAGGCGAACGATGGAATCATGCCTGCGCCATGAAAACTTTTCCGCTTCTGCTGCTCTTCGCCTTCTTCACCTTTGGCACAGTCGACCCAGCCGTCGCCATGAAGAGCCATCAAGAAACTTTTCCGCAGCCCTGCGATGTGGTGTGGAAGGCCGCGGTCACCGTAGCCAAAACGCAGCAATACCGCATTGTGAGCGTGTCGAAGGAAGAGCAGATTATTTCCGTCGCCGCCGGCGGCATCTGGTGGGGCGAGCGGCTGCTTTCGCTGAGCCTGCAGGAAGGCAAAGAGCATGGTTGCACGGCTACTGTGCAAAGCCGCTATTCCGGCCTGCAGCACTCCGATGGCCCCGACCTGCTGGCGCGCGTGCACGTGCAGTTGGTGGGCGATGAAGTTGGCCGCGAGTCGGAAGCCTTCACGCGCTTTGAGCGCTGCGTCAGCTACTCCTACACCGACGAAAACAAATGCGAAAAGAAGCTGCGCAAGCGCCTGGCCGAGGAGAGCGATAGAACTGCGGCGCAGCAAAAAAACGCACAGCCGCCGCTGTGGAATGTGACCAAACCTTGAGAGGATGAGAGTCATGAGTGACGATTCCGACCTGCGAGATTTTTGCCCGAACTGCGGAAGCGTTGGTTACCCGTCCTATCGAAAGTCTGGCTCCACTTTCGTGGAGGTTTTTCTCTGGCTGTGTTTCCTGGTTCCGGGCATCCTTTACTCGATTTGGCGCGCGTCCACGGCCCGGCTGGTGTGTGCCACATGCGATCTTCCAGGCACGCTCCCTGTCGATTCCCCTGTCGCGCAAGCGGCACTGGCACGGCTCGGCGTTAGTAATTCGCCGTCCGCCGCGAAACCTCGCTAGAAGTGGCCACAGCTCGGGCGACGGCACGCTCCTCCACCTGCGGCAGCGCCGCCACCAGGCGCTGCACGACAGCGGGATCGGCGCCGCGCAGGTCATAGTAGTGGTTATGCGTGCTGCCGCCGCCTCCGCTTGCCGATAAGGACGAGTGCGGCGAGATGAAGGCTTTCCCGGAAGCATCCACGCTGAGCGGTTCCGGCCCTTGTTCCCCCACCACGTAGTTCATGCCAGGGGTAAGGTCGCCCCCTGAAGCGAGGGCACCGCCAAAGTTTGCCGCCGCCGTTGTCGCTTCGCTGGCAGCGGCACCAGCAGCAGCGCCAATGCCGCTCGATGCCATAATGGTCGCCGCAGTCAGTTGCTGCGCCGCCGCAGCCTGCATGAGTGTGCCAGCGGTGACCTGCTGAGTGGCCGCAGCTTGGGTAACGGCGCCATTCCCGGCCGCGCCGAAAATGCCACCCAACTTGCCAAGTCCGCCAGCGATCAGCTTGTTCAGCTCGAACTTGAGCGCCATCTGCGCCAGCTCTTCGAAATATTTTCGCCACTCGGCTTTGCCGCCGGTTAGCGTTTGCACCAGATTGTTTTCGAAACCGTCGAGGCCTTTGTTCAAAATGTCGAAGACAAAAGCGCCATCGCGGTTCGCGTCCTTCTGAAGTTGCAGCATGAAGGCCTGGAAGCCGGCGCTGGCGTCGCCGGTTTTTTTGAGCAGCATTTCCAGCTTGTCGCTGGTCTGCGCCAGTTCCTCGCGCGCCTTCTGCATCGCGGCGGTAAAGGCCGTCTGGTCGATCAGCTCTTGCTTGAGCAGCAGGTTCAGCTCCTGCTGCTGCAAATCGAATTTCTGCTGCGGCCCGAGCATGTCCTGGTACGCGGCCGCGGCCGCTTTTAACTGCGCCGCTTGGTCGGCTTTGAAGACATCGAATTGCGCGCCCACCGTGCCGCCCGCCCCCAGCGTGGGGGCAGCCGCCGTGGCGGCGGTTATCAGACCTGGCACTGCGGCACCCGTGGGCAGCCCCACCAGCGGCTTCGAGAATAGCTCCTGCGCCTGCTTGGCGAAGATGTCGGACTCCAATTTAATTTTCAGCAAATCGAGTTTCTTTTCATAGCTGTCAAGCCCGGCGAGCGCCGCACGCGTGGCCAGCGCGGACGCGGCAGAAGCGCCGATCGCGCGGAAGTCCGCTTCGGCCGTGGCGCGGAAGCCCTCGATTTCGGTTTCCAATTTCTTGATGGGATCCGTTTCCGGCTGCAGCTTCGCCAGTGACGATCCCATTTCCTTGTAGAGGGCGCTCAGCTTCTCAGCCGCCTCAGTCTGCGCCTTCAGTGCCTCATCGTTATTGGCCTTCGCGGTCTGCGCGGCGGCCAGCTTCTGGGCGGCGACCTCGATTTTCTGGGAGTCCTCAAATAGCTTTTTCCCCGCCTCCGCAATTGCTACGCCGGCGGTGTTCCCCGCTGCCTGCATGGCGCGCAGATTGACTTCGATACGGGCCAGGTCTTCACTGATCAACGCGAGCGCGTTGTGGGTTCCCTTCGCGGCGTCAGCGCGGAGAACGTCGTCCAGGTTTTCCTTCATCGCTTTTAGAGCGAGATTTAAATTTGTCGCTTGCTCACTGTCTTTCAAGGCTTTTGTGAGAAAGGCCCCGCCTAACGCATCGGGGAGCGCAAGGGCGATGCCCTGGATTGCGCCGGAGATGACATCGCCCACCCCCGCCCACGCCTTCGTCGATATTTCCGCCGCCTCTTCCGCCGCTTTGGCTTCGTTGAGCAGCGCTTCTGAAACAGCGTTAATGGCGTGGCGCGCGGTCTCCGCGCCTTCCATATTGAACTTGACGGCGACCGGGACGCCGTTGACTTCAGCGATTTTCTTCTGGATCTCCGCCATCGCGTCGCCAAACACTTCTTCCGACTTGCGCGAAGCCTCTCCCCATTTTTCCTGCGCCGCTTTCGCCTCCTCGATTTTCTTGGCGAACCTCTCGATGTTTTCAACAGCAATCACGCCCACCGCGCCGGTCAGCCCAGCGCCGAAAAGCCCCTGCAAAGCCTTGGCGAAGTCAGGGAATTCTTTCGTCAGAATTTTGGTGATGGGCCGCGAGACGTGGATGCCCAGCGCTTCATCGATCAGGCGGAAAGACTCGGCGCCCTCGCGCGCCGTGGCCTTCATCTCCGCCGACATCAGGGTGCTATTCGAGCGGGCCACCTCCGTGGCCTTTTGCATGCCACGCTGGAACTCCGTCATATCCAGGCCGAGGCCTGCGCTCATCGATCCGACTGAAATAGACATGGTGATTGGGTGGTAGAGTTAGGCGGTGAAAAGGCAGAACCCGCCGGCCAGCGGGTTCGGGAATTGCAGGTTTGGGCGAACACTCAAATCATAAGCGGGAGTGTGCGCCAGATGCAACGGAGATACGAAGGCATGAAACGAGACATTGAGTTCACGCGACAACTGATGCTGCAAGTGGAGCAGGATGACCGCTTCAACGGCAGCGGCGGCTATGGCGCAGAAAGCTTTGATCCCGTGGGCCACAGTCCAGAGGAAGTTGCCTTCCACCTGGTGCTGCTGCTCGATGCCGGGCTGCTGAATGGCACCGTCACCTACGACGTTCCCGTGGTCACGCGGCTCACCTGGAGCGGCTGCGAATTTCTGGCCAACACGCGCGACCCCGAAATCTGGAAGACGGTGAAGGCCAAAGCGGAAGCCATCACGGGCGCAGGCCTGGCGATGCTCGGCCGTCTTGCGGAAGCCGAAGTGAAAAAGCGTCTGGGCTTGCATTGAAGGAGACTAGTTGCTTTCTTTGCGACCCGCCATCTCGGGCTCGTCAAATTCAAGCAAAACGCGGAACTTCGGCCATTCATCGCTGCCTTTTTCCTGTGCCCTGATTTTGCCAATCGCATCGATGAGGTTCACGTGGTTGGAGAGGGTGACTCGGTTCTCGGGCGGGGGGTAGCGCACCCACTCTCTGCCGCAATTGGGGCACCTTTCGCCGAGGCGCAGAAGTATCCGCTGCGGTACACGAGCCTGGTCGGGAGAAACGGTGACGCGGCTCCTGCAATCCTTGCACTCGAACGTCAGAGCCCTTAAATCATCCAGGCCAACAACGATCTTCCGTTCAACAGTCATGGGCGCATTATAGCGAATCACTTTTGTAGCGTGGCCGCCACGCTGACCAGGCCGGCCTGCATCACTTCTGCCATGGCTTCGAGGGCTGCGCCTTTGCTGGCTTGAAAGGCGGGCGCGAGCCAGGGGTGCGGCGGGGTGTCGCGGCCGCCGAATTCAATTTCAAGGCCGCTGCGGCGCGCGCGCTTTTTCTCCTGCGCCTTGCCGGCCGGGGCGTGCCCCAGCTCCACGAACTTGCCATAGACGCCCGGCGAGCTGGAGCTGTCAGCCTTGCCGGCATTGCGGCCGCGGGTGCGAATCTTCAATTTGCTGCGATCGTAGCCCGGCCCGATGAGCACGTAATTGTCGGCGAAGTTGCCGCTGGTGTTGGTGTGCACCTTGATGACGATATCCTCGGCCAGCTCGCCGGTGCGTTTGGGCGCGGAGGCCTCCGCCGCGGCCTGCACAATTTGGCCGCCCGCGGTCAGCGCCTGGCGCGCGATCTTGCCCTCAAGCTGCGCCGGGATGGCCTGCATGTTGCGCTCCAGCTGCGCGGTATCGAGATGGAAGGTGATGCCGTCCATAAAAACGGAATTGTACGCTTTTGGACCTTTTAATAGTTACTCAGACCGTTGGAGCGGCTTGAAATAACCCCTGTACGGCGAAGGTAGTTCAACTGGTAGAACGGGTCACTGGTAAGCAAGGGAAGCCTGCCCACTTTTGGCGCGTGAACCCAGCTTGGTTGGAGTCAGGAACTCGCGCCTGTCTTCCAAAATGTCCTTGGCTGTTAGGAACTGAATCCGAGGGTAATGCCTTCCGGCGTACTCATATATACCTGCCCTCGCCGCCTCTTCCTGCATTGCCTTCGATGGTTCCTGAAGCGAGAGCATTCCGCCGATGGCCGCATCTGATTCTCGTTCCAGCACGCCGCGAAGATCGCGCACGTCTGTCGGCCTAACCTTGCCTCCCTTGACGGATAAGACCACTTCTTTTAAGGCTTCTCTGGTTCTCCGTGACTCCGTGGCTCCGTGGTTGTAGTTGGTTCTTCCGGCTCGTAGACCGTGAGCTCCGGGTCGGCCACTTCGCCCAGCACTTCATCGCGCTTGCAGCCCACCAGCAATTCGAGATCGGAATTCAGGATGCGCACGCGCACGCCTTCGGTCTCGATCGCCAACACCTCACAGAGAAGCAGCGCCATACCGTGCTCGCGGAATTGCCGGCCGTTCAGGTCTAACATCCGTTCTCGGTTCTCAGTTCTCGGTTCTCAGTTCTCGGTTCTCAGTCTCAGCTGCGCTTTACCGGCTCGAAGCCGCGCGGGCCTTGGTGAGTGACCTTGCCCGCTTCTTCGATGCCGGCGAACTTTTCTTGCATCTGGGCGCGGAAGCGGGCGGCGGCGGCGGGATCCACTTCAAACTTTTCCCCGCGCATGACCTTCTCCGCAAACTCGCGCATTTCCTCTTCTTCCTTTTCCGCCTGGCTCTTGGCGCCGGGCATAAAGTCGGCCGCGCCCAGCGGCGGATGTTTTTCCAGATCGCGATTCACGTTCCAGATATCGCTGCGCACGGCGGCCACCTGCCAGCGCAGAAATTCCTGCTCGTGCTCGCGGCGCTGGAGCGCCCGCGCGGTTAACAGATCGAGCGCCACCGGCGCCAGGCGCAAAAACTCCGCGTCGCTTAAGCGCAGGTCGACGCGGGCAATGGCCCAGAGCTCGCCGAGGCTGAGGCTGGGGCGCTGCTGCTCGGATTCGCCGGATCCGGCAGCGGGCTTTCCCCCGCGGTTGATGCTTCCTTCGGTTTCGCCTTGGGAAAATACGCAGCGAGCGCCTGCGCCACTTGCAGGCAGAGCGGCGTGGCGTTCGAGAAGTCGATGAGCCGCTCCAGATGCGCCTGGGGAAAGGGCGGCGCCCAGCGTTCGCTCGCGTGATCGTAGACGTGGAGCCCGGCCCACAGGCAGGCCACAAAGCGCGCGGGATCCTCCGTGGGCACAATCTTTTGCCAGCATGCGCCGTCGAAGAGGTTATCGCCGGTCAGGCTTTTGTAGAGGATGACCGCGTGGATGGAAAACTCCAGCGGATAGGACTGGCCGCCGAGCGAGACCAGCACGGGCGGCCGCCCGGTGAGTTCTTGTTCTAAAACGGAGTCCATGTTTTTCCTTAACTGAAAGCTGATGGCTGAAAGCTGAGAGCTGCTTATGACCAGACGGCCGTGATGTTGCCCACG